AGTGGTTCCATCTAATCTTGACACTTCATGTGAGTTCGTCACAGCCGAGATTCGGAAATAGGTATTTTCACTGTTCAATGGGCTCTGACCTTTCCCAACCTACGTCGACATATGTAACATAAAGAGTACATTAACTAAGTTAATGTGCAGTTTATAATACATTACCTCTCGCTTCGTTCCTATTGCTAAAGAGTTTTTATGAACATTGTGGTTCTTGACTAACAGCAACTAGCCTATATTGATCGTTATGGTTCGTATGAATCAATATGTTACGTGTGTGGTTTTCATGCCACCCTTTCACAGCGGAATTATCTATCTGGCCCGCTATCCTTATGTGCTGTATTGGCTTGCCTATATTTTTTGTAAGTGTTCTTTTAGAATCTTTGACCCGCCAACTCTAACATTAATAATACCATTATAGTAATCATCAGTTTCTAGTACTCTGCGTTCAAATTGTTCTCGTGCCTCTAAGTAACTTGCAATGCCTCTGCTTGGACAATAATGTAATATTTCTCTAGTAAAGTTGTCTTCGCCTAATGTTTCAACGTCTGCGTTAAGTCTATCACTAGATCCCCAATAGGTTTTCCAGTCACTTTCTTTTGTTCCACGTCTTTTATTCTTTTTGCCTTTTAGCGGAGGTTTAGTTGTCTTAAATTTTGCTAGTTTCTTGCCTACGTATTTCATGCCATTAGACTTATTTGTTATCAAGTATACAAATGCTTCAACGCCTTCAGGCATTTCTTTCACTTTTTTACCTTGATAAGTCCATTGCATACTGGTACTTACCGTTGCCTATGTTTTGGGGCCTTCCTTTTTGGAATTATGCTTATTGTGTATCTCGTCCATACGCTGTTTAGCTAGGCTACGTATTTCGCGTAACCACTTTCTGCTTTCACGGTGCGTTCGCACAGAGTTACGAGCCTCAAATTTCTCGTTTGCCTTAAAGTATGACATATATGCTTTTGTTAGCTTATCATGTATATCGTCATTCATTGTGTATTTCTACATCGTTCTCATATGATGTAAAGCCATTTTCCTTTATAACCTTAAGAACGTGTGTTACTCTTCCTACTAGTTCATCTTTATGAGATATAAGATAAACATTCTTTTGTCTTTCTCTACCCATCTTCTTCAAAATACCTAAAGAGTTTTCAACTCCGCTAGTATCCATTCCGCTATCAATCAACTCATCAATAAACAATAAGTTGATATTCTGATACAAACTTTCCCAAACATCTCTAAATGCAAAACTCATACCAAGTATAAGTCTATTACGCTCACCTCTACTTAAATTATCAAAGTCTAGATCTTGTCCTAGTTGTGTAATTTCGACTGTCAAGTCATTTTGAAATACAACACTATGTGGTAATCCTAGTTTGTCAAGATAGTTAGTAAGTCTGTTGTTTAGGTATGCTAAGTTTTGATCAATAATTTTTTTACGAATAAAACTATCTTTGTTAGTAAGTAGTTTTAACATAAAGTCTTGATGATCTTTTAAACTTGTTAAGTTGTTTACAGTATCCCAATCAATTACTTGTATTGCTGTTTCATTTAAATCATCAATCTGTTCTTGATAAGGATCAATTTCTGTTTTAGAACGATCAAGTGCTTCTTGTAATTGTGCTACATTCTGTTTATGATCATATACTTCTTTAAGTGTTTCATAAAATGTTGTAGGTTGACCATTAATATCACCAATATTATCTAGTGCAGTTGTTACATCAGTAACTTTAGAACTTACTTCAGACTGATATGCAATAGCGTCTTTAAGTTCTTTATCTTTTTTACCTTGTAGTTCGTCTTTTTTCTCGTCATGCAGTTCTTGACCACACGTATGACAAGTGCCTTGATCTAAATTTTTAGAGTCTTTTTGTGCTTTTTCAACACTTCTGTCTGCACGTACTAGTGCTGGCTCTAATGTGCTTAATTCCTTTTTAAGAGCCAAAATGGCATTATTTTGTTCTGCCCAATTTGCTAGTTTTTCGTGTTTATCTAATTCATTATCTACATCTAAGTGTTCTAATTCGTCAATCGAGCGTTCTAATTTAGCAATATCTTCTTTTTGTTTTGTATTCCATGCACTTTGTTTTGTTTGCAAACTACGAATAGTTTCACCAATACGTGTATTACTAGATTCAATAGCATTTATACGAGCAGTTTCGTCTGTAATTGCTTCTTTAGTTTGTCTTACTTTTTCTTTAAGTACTTCCGCTTTTTCAGATAATATTGTAATACCAAGTAACTGTTCAATAATATCTTTTTGATCATTGACTCGCATACTTAAGAACGGTTCTGTGTATGTGTTTAGTGCAACAATATGCTTAAACATATTATGCGACATACCCAATAGATGTATAATGTCTTCTTGTGTTTTGCGACTATCACCTTGTGACTCATCTAACATCTCTTGTTCTTGTTCATTTACATAGAACTTTAAGATATTAGGACCACGTCCTCTTTCAATCTTATAATTTTGTCCGTCCTTTTCAAAAGACAGTGTAACCAACATACCTTTGTTGTTAGTTTTATTAATTAAATTATTGCGTTTAATATTTGTTAAAGCAAGCCCGTACAAGGCATAACTTAATGCATTTATAATAGTAGTCTTACCTGTACCATTACGTGATCCGCTATCATCGCCACCTTGGTCAAGGTTTTCTCCTAGCACAAGTGTTAGTTGTTGTTTATCAAAATCAACTGCTTGGGTCTGATTGCCCACACTCATGAAGTTCTTTACGGTTAAACTTTTTATTTTAATCATAGTTCGTCATAGATTCCCAATAATAACTTCTTGTCGTAGTTTTCTGTATCCAATGCAGTAATTTCTTTAGTAACAATTTCATCTACACTTTCAAATGTACTAATGTCAATGTCTGTATGTATTTCTTCGTCTTGTTGACTAGGAATTAGTGTAATTTCTCTGCAATCGTATTCGTTAATAAATGTTTCCTTTATAAAACTTGCTTCTTCATAACTAATTGGAAGATCAAGTGTTACTCTAAGATACATTTTGTTTTTAAGTAGTGTGTCTTTTTCGTCTAGTAGTTGACTAAGTTTAACCGTGCGATACTTAGGACAGTCAAGCCAATCAATATATTGTGGTTCTTCGTTATTTTCTTTATCAAGTATCATCATACCACGTTTATCATCCCATGCATCTGCATAGTTGTGTGGAAAAGCATTACCCATATAATGTACTGCACCTTGTACTTGGCGTTTATGGAAGTGTCCGCTAAACACATACTCTTGATGTTTAAAATGATCAGCTTTTAGTTCGCCATGATCAGGCATCTGCACCATTGCATTCATATAGAAACTAGGTAGTTCAAAATGACCAAACATATATTTTGTTTTAATATTGCTAATCTTTTTCCATTCTTCACCAACAAGCCAAGGGACTAATGCAACATCATCTTCAACTAGTATTTCATCTACATATGTAATACCAGGAATATGTTTGCCAAACTCTACACTGTAAACATCACGTTTGTCTTTGTAGTACAAGTCATGATTACCTGCAAAAAAGTAAAACTTTTCAAAAGCCGCACCTAATTTTTCTAGGCAACGTGTAGTCGCGTCTAGTGTTTGTACATTAATTGTATTTCTATTGTGATGCCAGTCACCGCAGAAAATACCAGTCTCACAACCGTTTGCTTTTGCTTGTTCAATAAACCAATCTACAAAGTCTTCACAATCTTGTAAATGTAGTCTACTGTTAGACTTCAGTCCTAGGTGAATATCTGTAAACACCGCCGCTTTTTTAAACATCCGTACTCCTCTTTTGTATATTATACGTTATAATTTGATATAAGTCAAGTGTTTTTGGAAGGATTTGGTACAGGTGGTTTAGCATCTTGTGTTTTAACACGATCCCATTCGCCTTGTGCTTGTCTAGTATAACTAGGATTCATATTGTTCATTTCTAATATATCATCTCTAATATTTTGATTACGTTTTTCAATATTAATAACTCTAACAAATGAATTTGTAACTGCCGCAGTATAATAAGCAAAAGGATTATTGGACTTTGATTCGTCAAACTGTAAACCAATTTGTGCTAACTGTAGAATTGCTTGTCCACGCATCTCGTCATTGTATGTGTACCCACGTACATTGCCTCTTGTTGCATAACGATCACAAAGTTTCATCCACATCATAGCAAGTTTATTAGTTGCTTTACCGTGTGATTTGTTAAAGTATCCGTTGTCCATACCACCTTCCCAATGGCTTTTGCCTATACACACTAGTTCTCCAGCTTCATCATGTTTAAAATGTTGGAAGGGAGGAAAGTTTAATTTTACTCTATAGTCTGCAGGTGTTTTAGGATTTTTCTTACGTCCAGGCTCTTCTGGAATATGGTCAAATGACATAATACGAAATACTAGTTCTTCTTTTGTTATCTTTCGATAGTCAATTTCAAACTCTGCTAGTTTTACTCTCTTGCCTGCTAATTTAGCGGCTTCAAAGGCTTGTTGCTGTAAGCGTTTTGCTTTATTGCGTTTTGCTTCAGCTATTGTTCTAATATTAATTTTACCAATTTCTGGTAAGATTATATCATATTGGCCATACTCAGGATCAACATAACTACAGAATGTAGTCTTGGATTTGTGTATTTCCTTTAATATGTCCTTGTTGTTTAGATAATTTACACGTTTATTCATATTTTCTCCGATTGTTTGTTATATTATAAACTACTCTGTTAATAAAGTCAACTAAATAATGTATATAGGAGACAATTAAATTATGGCTAGAAATAGAGACAGTGATTACGTATCTGCTCGCAACTATGCGGCGGGTCAAAAGAAACCCCCTACAGGCACTGGCGCCGCAGGACAGAATGTAGCAAGCGGTAATGTTCCTGATTTTATATCAGGTGGTATTGACACTATAAAAGATATTGGACAAGACATATTTGGTGATATTGCAGGTGATCTAGGATCTAAAATGCGAGGTGTGAACCTTCCAAAGAAAGGTGCTAATAACTTTGAAGCAAAATCAAAAGCATTTTTTAATACAGATGTTGAAAACAAAGATTGGCGTGTCAAATTATCAGTTCCTCCATCAATTGCCGCAGATGGAATACTAAATCCGTTAAACGAAGCATCTACAGGTGGAAACATGGTTTTTCCTTATACACCTACAATTATTATCAGTCATTCAGCCGCATATAATACTGTAAGCCCTATACATAATAATTATCCGTTCTTTGCGTATCAGAACTCACAAGTGGACGCAATGACCATTGTGGGACAATTTTACGTTCAAAATGCAACAGAAGCAAGATATTGGATGGCATGTTTACATTATTTAAGAACAATGACCAAAATGGATTATGGAATGAACAGCACAGGGTCTCCACCACCTATTGCAAAATTAAATGGTTATGGTGACTATGTATTCAACAATGTTCCAGTTATTATACAAAACTTTACAGTTGATATGCCTAATGAAGTTGATTATATTAGTACAGGATTTAGTACAGGCCCACGTTTATCTGGTCGAGAAGCACAACGAGCTATGATGGATCAGTCTGCTACAAAACTAAATTACGGTTGGGCACCAGCTGAATCACAATTTAGTATTACAGTCCAACCTATATACAGTAGATCAAAACAATCAACATTTAATTATACAGACTTTACTAATGGATCTAATCTTGGACAAGGATATATTTAATGAGTAGCCCATACAAACATACAAAAACACAATTCAACGGAAATCTTGATATATTATCAATCAGACCTGTGCCAGCATATGCTGATGATCCGTTATATACTATTGAGCCTCAGTATACACACAGGCCAGATTTACTAGCTCATGACATGTATGGATCAAACAAACTATGGTGGGTTTTTGCACAAAGAAATTTAGACGTTATTGAAGACCCCGTATACGACATGGTTCCTGGAGTACAAATTTATTTGCCAGATCCAAAACGTGTTAAAGAAGCAATTGGAGAATAAATTTGTCTACATACCGAACGGATCCTAAAACTGGAGAAGCACTAATCACTCCAGGTAATAAAGTAGATCCAAAAGACAAAAGCGGTAAAACATATAATGAGTTGGGTACAAAACCTCCCAAACAACCAAAGCCAGCCGAAGGCGATCCTGAAGAAGCTAAAAAGGTTATGCGAGCTCTTGGCATGCATGGTCTTGCCGACATGTATGAAACAAACGGAGAGGCCGCTAAGAAGGGCGAAATACCTCCTTTCTTCCAAGGACATCCGTTTTCAGGAATTATTAGTAAAGCTAATCAAACTTCAAGTCCTATAGTTAAAGTTTTAGAACAAGATGAACCGTACCCAGTATCACAAAACTATGGAGCCAGAGGATCACAATCAGCAACATTTGGCGATGTTTCAAAAGTTAAGACACCGCCTAAAGCTCTATCATCTCAAATATCACAACAACCAGGATCATTACCGTTACCAAATGAATTAGAATCATTTGCATCTTATAATAATATATTTTCGTTTGGATGCATAAGTCCAGATGAATTAAATTTTCCAGATGATACCTACAGAAAAACCGGTCTTAGAAATGGACACATGGTGCTCAAATCTGGAGGATCATTTAATGCTGATCAAAAACCAAGAACACATGCAGAAAAACACTACAATATAGATACACAATATTTTATAGATAATGTAGATATACAAACTGTAATTGCACCAAACAAAAAAAGTAGATCAACTAATTTTTATAATTTAAGTTTTGAAATTAGAGAACCATATAGTATGGGCCAACTTTTACAAACAATGCAATTAGCATCTAACAATGCAGGATATACTAATTATTTAGAAGCACCTTGGTTATTGTCAATTAATTTTGTAGGCTGGCAAGATATAGGTGAAGGAGAAGTTAATCCCCAACTATCGTCAGCTAAACGTCTTTTACCTTTAAAAATTGTAAGTGTTGATTTTAATGTTGATACAGAAGGTTCAATTTATAGATTTTCTTGTAGTGCATTTAATGACGAAGCATTTCAAGATGGAACACAAAACTTGCCATGTAATGTTACTATACACGGGACAGACCTTGAAGAAATTTGTCAATCAGGATTAGGAAGTTTAGCAACACAAATTAACACACATTTATTACAAAAACAAAAGTTCCAAAAAAATAAAGTTGAAACAGATGAATTTGTATTTTCTTTCCCAACAGATACTTCAAGTGCGGCGGCGGCAGATGCAATGAAAGATGCTACAAATTCTGGAACAGAATATGGTAAAAATACTGCAACTGAAGGGGACGATTATATAATTAAAGAAGGAATTAATTATGATGCGGCCTATACAACAATTGATTCTCGAGAAGATGGTGCAGGCTATGCTGAGGACACTAGAGATTGGGCCGAGAGTAAAGGCAAGCAGAAAAAAGACTATGTTAATTCATTATTAGGTTATAGTATTAAAAGAGGTAATCTAAGCGAAACAATTAAAAAAACAATAGCAAATAGAGATACAGGAACTAATGCTATTGGTAGAAATAAAATTACAACTGAAATACCAACAGCATATGGAGATACTCCATTTGGCAAATCAGGATTTGCTTTAAATCCTAAAACAATGACATATTCAAAAAATGGCACTCTAATTAATCCTCAACAACGCACTATACAGTTTAGAGCCGGAACACCAATACAAAGAGTCCTTGAAGAGCTTGTGTTATTAAGTGCCTTTGGTGAAACTATAATGAGAAAAGAGCTTCAAGCTAAAGATGGTACTATACCTTGGTTTAGAGTTGAAGCTGATGTATATATGGTTGCTGATAAAGAAGCCGAAAAAGCACTAGGACGAATGCCAAGAATTTACGTATATAAAGTTGTACCATATAGAGCAAATACAAGTATATTTAAATTACCTAATGACCCACCAGCAGGATATAATAAACTAGTTGAAGAAGCGGCCAAAGCATACAATTATATGTACACAGGACTTAATAAAGATATTTTAGAATTTAATATCGAATTTAATAATGCATTTTATAGATCTATATCAACTGATTATAACAATAACAGCGGTAACAACGATGCTTCAAATCAGTCTTCAACAGAAAAAAGTACAGAACTTGAATTAGACAACGATACTTCAGATAAAACTGGTGCTAACGTAACAAACATACAAAGCGATGTATCACAGTCTAAATCACAAGAACTTGCTGGTGCAGTGACTGAAACAGCAGAAAGAAGAATGGCTAGACAGTTTAATGAAGCCCTTGTAAACAGTGATGTTGACTTATTAACAATGACTATTAAAATTTTAGGAGATCCTTATTATATTGCAGATAGCGGAACAGGAAATTATAACGCAAGTGTAACTGAATGGACGAATGTCACTTCGGATGGAAGTATTAGTTACCAAAACGGACAAGTTGATATATTACTAAACTTTTTATCTCCTATAGATATTGATCCACAAGCAGGAAATTATAAAATGGACGGACCAGCTGTTGGAGTTTCAAACTTCAGTGGATTGTATCAAGTTGTTGGAGTCAATAATAATTTTTCAGGCAACTTATTTACACAAGAACTTGAACTAGTAAAACGTCCTAACTTTGATTTAAAAGATCTAGAAGAAGCGGCCAAAAAGAAAATACAAGACCAAAAAGAAGCCTATACAAAAGCACAAAATGAAGCTAAAGCTAAATTTGGCGAAAACAGTCCTCAGCATGATTTTGCTGTAGCTGATAAAAATATGGATGGCATAATAGATGTTAGCGAACAACAACAAGCTAATTTAACTACAGAAGAAGCGGCTAAGTTAGCAACTGATAAAGATAAACCAAAACCATCACAACCAAAAGTAGATAAAAATGCACAGGTTGACTCAGATGTCGACTATCAAAGAGAAGCATTTGGAAAAACAAGTAACCCAAATGCTGGTATAGATGGTGGCTATGGTGCAGATAACACAGCTGACTTACCAGGCGATGACGGCGACTATGGAGTGCAATAGAACATAATGGATCAAATAGAATCAAATAATATTAATAAACGCTCGTCGGGTGTTGGCCTTGCAAAAATGCCTCCAGGCCCTTTTCTAGCAAAAGTAGTTAATCATTTAGATCCTAAACGTCAGGGAGCATTACGAGTACAGTTATTACCTAACACAGTTGCTGGCTCAGACGATTTAGACGATGGACAATTATTTACAGCTAGGTATTGCTCACCGTTTTACGGAACTACAGATGTTCGTAGTAACGGAAAAAATAACGACTATTATAATACGCAACAGAGTTACGGATTTTGGGCAGTACCACCTGATCCAGGAACTAAAGTTCTTGTTATATTTGCAGAAGGATCACCAAACCAGTGTTATTGGATAGGATGTATTCAAGACGAATATATGAACATGATGGTTCCAGGCGGTTATCCAGCAGATAAGTCAACTAATATTGTACAAGACGGGATACTGGATGACTTCAAAGGTAAAAGTTTACCCGTAGGAGAATTTAATAAAGGTATTGGAGCTAACGCAACAGGACCTTTAGATATACGTAAAGGAAATAATCCAGATAAATTTCCAAGACCTATTAATCCTATGATGTCTTTGACACTTGCAAAACAAGGACTTGAACAAGATGTTATTAGAGGAACAACAACTACAAGTTCAAGACGTGACATTCCTAATACTGTTTATGGTTGGAATACTCCTGGACCTTTAGATAAGCGTGATGGCAAGCCAAAAGGAAAATATGGAGATGTACGAAGTGCATCTTATATGTTTAGAAGCAGACTAGGCGGATCAGCATTTACAATGGACGATGGAGATCCTACTATTCTTAGAAATGGAATAGCAAAAGAAAATCCAGCACTATATTATGATATTGAGAATACTCCTGATAATATTAGTAAGTCAGATGTTACGTTACCGTTCAATGAACATATTAGATTACGTTCAAGAACAGGGCATCAAATTTTATTACATAACACAGAAGATTTAATTTACATTGGTAATGCAAATGGTACAGCATGGATTGAATTAACATCAAATGGCAAAATTGATGTGTACGCACAAGATAGTATTAACCTAAGAACAGAAACAGATCTTAACATAAAAGCTGATAGAGATATAAACATTGAGTCTGGTAAAGATATTAACTTTACAGCAGGACGTAATTATAAGTTAATGGTTAATAATGATAGAGATGTTAAAACAAATAAAAACGAAACTACATTTGTTGGAATGGACAAAAACGAATGGACAGGTAATAATCATACTGTAGCAGTGGGTAGTGATCAAGACATTCAAATCAAAGGAACACAGCGTTCAACAATTAACGGAGATTATAATTTACAAGTTAGTCAAGATGGACATATTGCTATAAACGCAAACTTACATAGTAAAGTAGTTGGCGATTACAGACAGACTGTAAATGGAGCGTTTAATTTAAATACTGTAGGCGATAATAAATTTACAAGTGCCGCTAACACACAAATTAAAAGTACTCTTGCAAATAAATTAGATGCAGGAACAACAACAAGTATTCTAAGTATAGGTACACATTCTGAAACAGCATCACAAGTACACATGAATAGTACAGTGCCTGCTACGGCGGCTGACACAGCAGATGTAATCGGTGATACATTTACTAAATCAGCAACTAATGCGGTATTAGACGATGCTAACGAAGTACGAGATAAAGATGATAATATTATTAATGATGCTGACGGAAATCCGTTGAGAGTAACAGCAGATGCAACAAGAGCAAGTGTTGCAGTTGAAGCAAACAGACCAAGACGTATTCCAAGACATGAACCATGGGACGGACACGAAAACATTAATCCAGCAGGACATACTCCTAGTGCTACAGCAAGTATATTAGCACCGTCACCAGAAGTTAGATTACAACAACCTCAAATTGATAAAGATAGTGATATACCTGATTACTCAGAAACATCGGGTATCTATAATGCACAAGATGCATACATCCAAGATCCAGTAACAGGTGAGCGTGTAAGAGAACCATTTGATGCTGACAAAGTTCCAACTAAAAATACAGATAATGCATCAGGCAACCAGCCAGCAGATCCAGTACCAGTAGATGATATGCAACGGTATTTCTTAAGCGAACTTATAAAAGGTTTAGGATTAGATCCATTAACTTGGAAATCAACTAATGCTTATGCAGTAGCAATGGCTTGTGCCCAAGTACAAAAAGAATGTAATTTTGAACCAAGGTCAGAAAATATGAACTATAGAGTATCAACTCTACAGCGTGTATGGCCAAATAGGTTTGGTGGATCAGCAGGTAAGCGTAAAGCAGAAGCACTAGTTGCTGGCGGACCGCCAGCTATTGCAAATTCAGTATACGGAAACAGAATGGGTAACGGTCCTCCAGAAACAGGCGATGGATTTAGATATAGAGGTAGAGGACTTATACAAATTACAGGAACATATAACTATAAAAAATATGGCGGACTAGCAGGTGTTGATATTTACAACAATGCTGACATGGCAAACGATCCTACAGTTGCTACAAAAGTTGCAGTAGCATACTTAAAAAGTAAAAGTGTAGATTGGACAAGTACAAGTTTTAGTTCTCTAGGATCACAATTTAAAAAAGCAGTTGGATATGCTGATTCAAACGGTTCAAACACAGCAAGCAGAATTGGATTAGGAAAAGGATTCTATCAAAAAATTATTAACAATGAACTTACACCATTGGCAAGTTTAACAACAACGACACCTATTGATAAAGGTGCAGGAACATCACAGGTACAATAATGCCAGGAATAAGCAGAGATAACGATACATCAGGAGGAGACTTAATTCCTAGTCAAACAACAGTGTTTGCTAATGGAGAAAAAGTAATTGTAGACAATGACGGTGTAGCAGGACACGGAGTGCTACCTCATATTCCTCAAAATATTATTGCTGGATCTAATAATGTTTTTATTGGTGGCATAGCAGTATGCAATGCAGGCGATGAAAATACAGTGTGTGACCATACAGCTACAGGTAGTGGTGATGTTTTGGTCGGAGATTAAAATAAGGTAAATATTAACATGGCAACAGACTTATACAAAACAATTAAAATTACTCCTAAAACAGAGTCAAAACCGCCTGTAGCACAAAAAGCCTACAGAGGATTTAGTACGGTTAATCCTGATAATAATTCTTTTCAGCAGTTTGATATTTCATTAATTAAACAAAATTTATTAAATCATCTTAATATACGTCAAGGAGAAAAATTATCTGATCCTAGATTTGGTTGTATTATTTGGGATGCCTTATACGAGCCATTAACATCACAATTGAAAGACGCAATTACAGCTAATGTTACAAATATTGTAAATTATGACCCTAGAACACAAGCAACAGGTGTTCAAGTTTCAGAATATGAAAGCGGATTACAAATAGAATGTACATTGATGTACTTAGACTATAATATTAGCGAACAACTAAAGTTACAGTTTGATAAAAGCGTTGGACTTTCGTGACACAATTAAGTACTAGTATTATTGTTTTCAATAAATACAGTAGAGTTTAAAGAAGGATAATCAATGTCATCAACCGACAGACAAAATAGACTGCTACTTGCAGAAGATTGGCAGAAAGTATATCAAAGTTACCGTAATGCGGAATTCCGTAGTTATGACTTTGACACACTTAGACGGGCAATGATCACCTATCTAAGACAAAATTACCCAGAAGATTTTAACGACTATGTAGACACATCAGAGTATCTTGCTCTTATTGACATGATTGCATTCTTAGGGCAAAATATTAGTTACAGAGTTGATCTAAACGCAAGAGAAAACTTTTTAGAACTAGCTGAACGTAGAGAATCAGTTCTCCGTTTAGCACGTATGCTATCGTACAATCCTAAACGTAATCAATGTGCAAACGGATTACTTAAATTTGAAACAGTAAGTACTACAGAAGCTCTAACTGATAGCAACGGTATTAACTTAGCAGACCAAACTATTATTTGGAATGACCCTAGTAATTCTAATTGGTCAGAACAGTTTAGACGTGTGTTAAATTCAGCACTGCCACAAAACGGAACAATTGGTAAGCCATCAATAACTAAAGCAATTAATGGAGTACTTACACAACAATATAGATTTACATCTGCAGGTAATGATGTTCCTATATACTCTTTTAGTAAATCAGTTAATGGTAGTACAACACAGTTTGAAATTGTATCAACAGGTATTGATACTGATTTTGATGTAATAACAGAAGAAAATCCTGTACCAGGAAATAGTTTAGCATTTTTATATAGAGAAGATGGAAGAGGATCCGGAAGTTCAAACTCAGGATACTTTTTACATTTTAGACAAGGTAGTTTAAAATCTAATGCATTTGATATTTCTAGTCCTTCGGCTAACCAGAGAATTTCTATTGAAGCAGAAAATATTAATGATAGTGATGTTTGGCTTTATGGTTTAAACAGTGCTGGTGTTCCTAGTAAAATTTGGACAAAGGTAAGTTCAACTGAAGGAAACAATGCAATTTATAATAGTTTAAACAAAAAGATTAAAGACTTTTATGTTGTACAAACTAGATCAAATGACGAAATTAGTTTAGTATTTGCTGATGGAACATTTGGTAACTTACCACAGGGAGGATTTAGACTTTATTATAGAACTAGTGCTAACAGATCATTAAGTATTAATCCGGCAGAGTTAACAAATATTACTATTAGTTTTCCTTATCTTTCTAAGTCAGGAACAACAGAAACAATGACTGTTGGCTTAGAGCTTAAAACAGCAGTAACTAATGCTACTATTAGTGAAACAACATCAAGTATTAGAACTAATGCTCCGCAAACTTACTATACACAAAATAGAATGGTTACAGGCGAAGATTATAATATTGTTCCTTTAACAACTAACCAAGAAATTATTAAAGTAAAATCAACAAATAGAGTTGCTAGTGGTATTAGTAGATATTTTGATCTTAAAGATGCTACCGGAAAATATTCTAGTACAAACTTGTACGGAAGTGATGGCATACTTTATAGAGAGCCTTATGAAAATAAAGAATCCTTTACGTTTAATACTCAAACAGATATTGAAGGTACTATTGAAAATACAATATTACCTATTATACAAAATAGAGCAGTTAGTAATTTTTACTTTGCAAACTATGCTAAGATTATTGTTAGTGATCTTAATGCTACATGGAAGCAAACAACTAAAACAACTAATAGTTCAACAGGACTATTAAACAATATTAATGACGTTGCATATCAACTAGGAACATTTACAGGCGGTTCATTAAAATATGTAGAAGCAGGAGCATTACTTAAATTTAAACCACCAGTAGGATTTTATTTTATTGGAGACGGAGAACTTACAAGCGATGCATCAGCAAAAGGTGCAAGTACATATAAGTGGGTAAAAGTTATAAGTGTAGACGGTGCAGGTACAAGTGTTAGTACTACAACAGGCGAAGGCCCAGTTGTGTTTAATGAAATATTACCTGCAAACAGTATACTAGAAGAAGTTAAACCAAAATTAGTAAAAGACATTACATCTGATGTTAGATCTCAAATTATTGATCAAGTATTTTCGTACAAAACATTTGCATTAAGATATGATCAAGTTACAAGAAATTGGCGTATCATTATTAACGAAAACTTAAACACAGTAGATGTTTTTAGTAATGGTAAAACAGGTGATGTAACAAATAACCAACTTGACTCAAGTTGGCTAATACTATTTGAAACAAACGGTGAAAAATATACAGTCACAAACCGAGGACTAAGATATATTTTTGAAAGTGATAAAGAACTTTCTTTTTACTTTGATGGACAAAATAAAATTTATGATTCACAAACAGGACAGTTGGTAAAAGATAAAGTTGCAATTATGAACTTTAATACTAAGCCAGATGAACTTACACCATTTAATAATGACGTTAATTGGGAAATTGTTAATACTTTCCGAAATGCAGATGGATATATTAATAGTAAAAAAGTAGAAGTTAGTTTCTTTGATCTAAACGATGATGGTAGTATTGATGATCCAGATATATTTGATGTTGTAGTTGCACCTTTAACAAATACATCTACAAAATATATCTTCTTAAAGAAAGAATCATCTGATCAAGGATTTAGCAAATACAATTATTATAATGCAGGCAGTACAATTAAAACAGTTACAACAGAAACTGATATTGGAGCATACAGTCAGTATTCGTCAGGACAGATTTTCTATATTATTGATAACGATAACTTTAAAGTATTAACTAATAATGTCCTTGTAGTAACAGCAGATTATAAAGCACACGTTGGTAGAGCAGATTTAAAATTCCAATATGTACATAGTGCAGATGACGGAAATAGAATTGATCCAAGTGTAAGTAATATTATTGATGTTTATATGCTTACACAAACATATGATCAAAATTATAGAAAGTTTATTAGCGGAGCGATTGCTACAAAACCTTTGCCACCAAGCACAGACGAATTATTTCAAAACTACGGTGCAGAAATTGCTCAGTATAAATCAATTAGTGATGAAGTAATTTATCACTCAGTAGAATACAAACCTTTGTTTGGAAAACATGCACAAGAAAATTTACAAGCAACAATTAAAATTGTAAAAAATAGCGGAGAAGTAGTTAATAACAATGAAGTAAAAACACAAGTAATTGGAGCAATTAATTCATTCTTTAGTTTACAAAATTGGGATTTTGGAAATACATTCCATTTTACTGAACTTGCAACATACATAATGAATAGAACAGCACCAGATGTTGTTAATATTTTATTAGTACCAAAACAATCATCTCAAGGGTTTGGAAGTTTGTATGAAGTTAAAGCAGAAAATAACGAGATTTTTATTAACGATGCAACAGTAGATGATATTGAAATTATTGATAGTGTAACAGCATCTAGAATACAATCAGCAGGTAATGTAGTTACATCAACAGGAACTATTAATACAGGAATTAAGAGTCAAGCATTGTCAACAACAAGCACTACAACTACAACTACATCTACATCTACAACTACTACAACAAGTAGTTCGAGTAGTTCAAGCAGTTCAAGCGGATCAGGATCAAGCGGCGGTAGCGGAAGCTCCGGCGGTAGCGGAGGATATGGTTACTAATGGCACAAGATGAAAGTCCAATCCCAACAAGCGGGGATGCAAAAAGAAGAACAGCTGATTTACTACCAAGATATTTTAGAACAACAGCAAACAAGAAGTTTCTAAGTAGTACAATTGATCAGCTAACTCAGCCTGGGTCAATTGAAAAGATCGACGGCTATATTGGACGTAGAGATTCAAAAGCATTTAAGTCTACTGATAATTATGTTTCTGATGTTTCAGCTGACAGAGAAAATTATCAACTAGAACCTGTTGCAACAGTTACAGATAACTTAGGTAATACAACTTACTACGGTGACTATCGAGATTACATAAACAGTAGTAAAATTAGAAATACAGATAACGCTAATCATAGTTTATATAATTCGCAAGAATACTATGCTTGGAACCCACACATCAACTGGGATAAGTTTGTAAATTTTAGAGAATACTACTGGTTACCCGCAGGACCTAACGAAGTTCCTGTTTACGGAACTGCACGAAATATTACTAGCACGTTCGCAGTAAAGCGTCAAGATAATGTAGATAATAATTCTTATATTTTTAGCGAAGAAAACAAAGTAAGCAATCCAACAATTACTTTATATAGAGGGCAAACATATAATTTTGATATAGATGCTGTTGATATGCCCTTTAGCATTAGAACTAGTAATAGTATTGATGATGATACAAACTTATATAGTACTGGAGTAAGCCAGCAAAAAGTTGAACAAGGTACAATAACTTGGACAATTGATTTAGAATCACCCGATGCTTTATATTACACAAACGGAAATGATATTGAAACATCAGGACTTATTATTATAAGAGATATTAGAGACAATACAAAACTTAATGTAGGTAACGAAATCGTTGGCAAAAAAACTTATACTATGCAAAATGGTTATGAATTAACCAATGGTATGAAAGTTAAGTTTTACGGAACAATTACACCAGCTAAGTACGGTGAAGGTAATTGGTATGTTGAAGGCGTTGGCGAATCTATTACATTAATAGCAGAAGAAGACTTAGTTATTACTGCTGACTATTTGTCAGATGTATCTACTGAATTTGATGCACAAGGATTTGCTTCACTACCATTTGGAGACGCTACTTCTTATGCTACTCTAAAAGACTATATTGTTATTAATAGATCGTCTAAAGATAGTAATCAGTGGTCACGTTATAATAAATGGACACATAAAAGTGTTATTGAAACTGTTGCCAAAATTAACAATGTTCCTGTAGAATTAGATCAAACTTATAGAGCTACAAGACCAATTATTGAATTTGATGCAGGCCTAAAACTTTACAATTTTGGAACACAGTCAAAAACATCAGTTGATTTAGTTGATACAGTTACTAAAGATGTATTTTCAGACATTGAAGGACAAGCAGGTTATTTTGTTGACGGTGTTGAGCTTGTATCAGGAATGCGTGTATTATTTACAGCAGACCCAGATAGTTTTGTTGCTGGTAAAATTTATGAAGTTAGTTTTATTAGTCAAAACGGACAAGTTCAAATTGCACTTAAAGAAACTACAGATGCTGTTCCATTAGAAAATGAAACAGTTCTTGTAAAAGCAGGTACAAATTTTAAAGGTAAGATCTTTTACTATAACGGTACTACTTGGAAACAAACACAAGATAAAATAAAAGTTAATCAACAACCATTATTTGATTTATATGACGATACTGGAGCACAACTTTCTACACTAGATTCAAGTACATTTATTGGCAACAAAGTGTTTAGTTATAAAGTTGGTACAGGTACAAATGATACAGAATTAGGATTTCCGTTAAGTTATAGAACTATTGAAAATAGTGGTGACATTGTTTTTGATTTTAATCTACTAGCAGACACTTATCAATATGACGAGACAGTAGATGTACTTACAGTTAGTACTGATACAGCATTACTAAGAAAGTATACTGACAGAACTTCTTATACTAACGAATCAGGTTGGACTAAAGCATTAACTAAATCTAAACAACCTGTAGTAGAGCAATTTACAGTTTTAGAAAGAACAAATAATTTTATTGTTGATGTTTATTTGAACAGTGGTAATTTAAATGATTTAGATGTTAAAGTTTATGTAAACAGTGTCCGTAAATATGACGGTGTCGATTATACAATTAATAGAATAAACGGTTACGCATATGTTGCATTTTATACAGACTTAGTTGAATCTGATAAACTTGTTTTAAAAACAACATCTAGTGCGCCAAAAGTAGATGGGCTAGGGCATTACGAATTTCCAATTAACTTTGAAAAAAATCCACAAAACGAAAATGTTACAACATTTACACTAGGCGAAGTATTAGACCATGTTGATAGTATTGTTGATAATATAAACGGATTTGAAGGAGTATATCCAGGTGTTAGTAATCTACGTGATCTAGGTGCTTCATCAAAATACGGATTAAAATTTGTACAACATAGTGGACCAATTAACCTTGCATTATATAATTTAACAGATAAAGACTATGATGCTATCGAGGCAATGAAATGGTCAGGCTTTGAATATATTAAATTTAAAAGAGAATTTTTAAGAATAGCAAACGAACTTGGATTTGAAGGAACTGATAAAGTACACGTTGACAAGGTGCTTACTGAACTTAATTCAAGCAAAACTAATAGCGATGCATTTTACTTTAGTGATATGTTAGCACACGGTGGCGAAACAACAGTAAGACATGCAATTGAAGATGGGTCACAAACAATATTTTCACTAGCAAATGGTATTGACTTTACAACGTTATCTGAAAAAGCAGTATTAGCATACCTAAATGAAAAACAGTTAGTACTTAATAAAGATTATACAGTTAGTGCAGATGGATTTTTAACATTGTTAAATGCTCCAAGTGCTGGAGATGTATTAGACGTTTATGAATATGTTTCAACTGATGGTTGTTGGGTTCCGCCCACTCCTACTAAGTTAGGATTGTATCCTAAGTTTACTCCTGAAATATTTTTAGACGATACTTATATCAAAACACCAACAGATAGTACAGGTCCTTGGAAAGTATATGGCAGAGACGAAACAACAACTAAGTCTTACAAAGGCAAACTTGGTTGGTTCTATCCTTTGTATACAGATGAAGTATCTGCACAACAAGAAGATTTAAGAAATAGTGGTAACGGAACAGCACATACACATGTATTTGCAGGATCTAACAAAATATTTTATATGCCCAACGGCACAATGAATCATGCTACTAATGATAGTCAAACATATTTTGAGTATGAAGGCGCAAAACCAATGTTGCAAGGACACGATGGATCTTTGTGGAGATGTTTTGGAGACTTTAGAGACAACTTATTATTAGATCTTGAAAAAAGAATTTACAATAATCTAAAACTTCCTTATAACGAAAATATCTTAGATATTGTAGATTATATTCCTAGCAAAGCTAGAACTACAGGATTTACTAGAAGACAAGTTTCTAAAACAATGATATCTGAATTTAATAATTGGTTAGAAACTGTTGGTAGTCCAGACTATGTATCTAATACAATTTATAGATCCGGCGATGGATTCACATACAACTATGCATCAGCAGGAGATCCAAATGGAAATCCTTTAACAGGTTTTTGGAGATCAATTTATAAAGACTTCTATAACACAGATAGACCACACAGTCATCCGTGGGAAATACTTGGATTTAAAGAAAAGCCAACTTGGTTTGATGACGAATACGGTTCAGCACCGTACACAAGTAATAACTTACTACTTTGGGAAGATTTGTCTAAAGGTATTGTAAGAGGTGCAGAAGGTTCAAAGGTAACATATAGAAACAAGTTTAAAAACGAAGATATTTACAAATATATTCCAGTTGACGCTAACGGAGATTTATTAGCACCAAGTGACACAGGTTATGCTGTAGGAAACATTCCTACTACTAATGGTAACGAATTTGCATTTGGCGACGAAGGTCCTGTAGAAACTGCATGGCGTAGAAGTTCACACTATCCATTTAGTTTAATGATTTCATGGGCGTTAAATCAACCAGCACAGTTTTTTGGATTAGCGTTTGACAGAAGTAGAATTGTACGTAACGGTGCAAACCAATTAGTATATAAAGATACAAGTAAGCGTATTGAATTAGATAAATTAGTATTTCCAAATAGTGCAACGGATTCAGCAAGAGTATTTACAGCAGGTATTGTAAATTATATGCAAGGATACTTAATTGATAATGATACACTTAGATTTACTGAATATGCAAATAATTTAAAAGCAATCGAAAATAAACTAGGATCTAAAATTGGCGGATTTACACAAAAGTCAAAATTTAAATTAATATTAGATTCAAGAACACCAACAAATGAAGGTAATGTTTTTGTACCAGAGGAAAACTATAAAATACATTTAACTAAAAGTATTCCTTTAGATGTATATTCTTATAGCGGAGTTATAATTGAAATTGCTCCAGGTGGATACATTGTAAAAGGATATGATAAAGATAATCCTGTGTTTAAATATTATCCTGTAAGAAGAAAAAATAGCGACCAAGTAATTAATGTTGGTGGAGTAAGTGAAAACTTCTTAACTTGGACAACAGGAAAAACATATGAATCAGGACAGATTGTTGAAGTAGCTGACTCTTATTTTAGAGTTAAAGTTTCTCATACAGCAGGTGACGCATTTAATCAAGACAATTTTCAAAAATTAGCTGAACTACCAGAAGAAGGTGGTGCATCAGCATACGTCTCAACTAACTATGCAAAAGAACTACAAGAAATGCAATATGGAACATTGCTTAGAGAAAAACAAGATGTAGTTGATTTATTACTAGGATACCAAGAATATTTAAAAACAGCAGGATTTAAATTCAATAATTTTAATCAAGAGATTGAAGAAATTGAAAATTGGGTACTGAGTGCAAAAGAATTTTTATTCTGGACTACACAGGCTTGGGATAGTGGAACTATTCTTACACTAAGTCCAAGTGCAAGACAAATTGAATTTACAAAAGAATACACTGTTGTTGACGATATATATGATAACTTTTATGATTATAGTTTATTAAAAGCAGATGGTAAACGATTGCTTGCAGATTTTGCAACAACTGAGCGTGATAATACAAACGAGTTTGGAATCTTTGTAAGAAATACAAATGATGGAATATATCATCTTAAGATTCCTGTAGTACAACATGAACATGCAATCATTATTGATAACAATACAGTATTTGGTGATGTAATTTATAATAGAGCTCAAGGTTATAGACAAGAAAGAATTAAAGTTAAAGGATATCGCTCAGATGAATGGAATGGTTCATATAATATCCCAGGATTTATTTTTGATGATGCAAAACCAACTGAATGGGTTTCTTGGCAAGATTACTCAATTGGCGCATTAGTAAAACACAAACAATTTTATTATGTTGCTACTAAGAATGTAACAGGAACAGAAAAGTTTGTAGATTCAAACTGGGTAAGATTAAACGAAAAACCAGAACAACAATTACTACCTAACTTTGATTATAAAGCAAGACAGTTTGCAGATTTTTACGATCTTGATTCTGATAACTTTGATATGGAACAACAAAAGTTAGCACAACATCTAACTGGATATCAAAAACGTAAGTATCTTGAAAATATCATTAACGATGATGTAAGTCAATTTAAGTTCTATCAAGGTGCTATTCAAGACAAAGGAACACGAAATGTTCTTACAAAACTGTTTGATAAATTAGGAAGTGCTAACAAAGATAGTTTAGAGTTTTATGAAGAATGGGCTATACGTGCAGGACGTTATGGAGCAACAACAGGCGACGAACAGTTTGATCTTATACTCGACGAAGCAAAATATAGACAAGAGCCACAGCTGATCGAGTTAGTTGATGTAATTAATCCACAAGATACAAGTTTAATTTATAGATTAGATAGAAACGGTGTATACGTTAAACCTGACAATTATGATCATAAGCCCTTACCAACAAAATATTTTAATGATGACAACAGTTATATTAAAACAGCAGGGTATGTTAATCCTTTAGATGTTACAGCATCATTAGCATCATATGATGCTATCTTAGATCAACCTTTGTATGCTTCAGGTAGCTATATTTGGACTGCTACAGATAAAAGCCAACAAACATGGGGAGTGTATAAAACCCAATCAACAGATTATCGAATTACAGCAGTAACTGAAAGCCAACAAAATATATTTACAATTACTTTAGATAAACAGGCTGATTTTACAAAAGGTGATATTATTGGTATTCATGATATATCAGATGCAACTAACGGATATTATAAAGTTAACAGTATTGAGCTTAATGTTGTTAAACTAGCATCAGTTGAAGGCGAAGATGTTGAAGCAACAGAAGACGATGCCGATGTAAATGGATTCATTACTGAATTTAAAAAAGCAAGACTATCTACACTATCACTTGCTAACGATAGTATCAAGAAAGATCCAAACAACCTGTTTAGTTTAAACGGAAACAATAATGCAACTAATACAATTTGGGTTGATGACGATGATACTGGTAAATGGATTGTACTTAAAAATAAACAAGTTTTTGAATTAAAACCTAATATTATTAATACCGCGGCAGGTTTACTAGACTCAACTGAAAAAGATTTTGGTAGTGCGTTTAGTGTAACAAAAAATAATAATCGTATTGCAATTACTGCGCCTAAAGATTTAAATGGTAGCGTTTACGTTTATCAAAGACCTAGTGATAATACTGAATTTGGTTTCATACAACAGATTGACGAGCAACTATTCTTGTTTGATTCAAATGGCGGATTTGGCCAAAGTGTTGCAATGAGCCCAGATGGCAAGTATCTTGCAATTGGCTCGCCACATGCTTCAAATGTTAAAAGCAAATTAAAAGGTGATTTTGAAAATAGTATTTCTTACGTACAGAACGATATTGTACTATATTCAAATCAGTTATGGAAAGCGGCAAGGAACATTGAAGCTGATGCATTACAGTTGTATCAAAATCATTCATCCAACGCCCAATCTAAAGGTAATGATTACATAAGCGATACGCAGAGCTATCCAGAAATTGAATATATTGTAAGAGGCGATTATACATTAGGCGCTGATTCAGATACAGATCATATTTTAGTTAGAGCAGAAAAAGAACAGTTTGAAGGAACTAAGATAGGTGATATATTAACTCTTAAATGGAATGAATATACAACATCAAATCAAATAGGTACGCTACCATTTAACAACGATAGTACACTTACTAAATCATTATTAAATGGTCAACACACTATTGCTAATAAAGTACAACACATTGTACATATTCAAAGTGCATTAAGTGTTCCTGACGCTGGCACAGAAATTACTACAGATACTTGTAGAGCAACACTAGCCTATAGAAGAATTAATAATGAAAACGAGATGCAAGTTTATATTAAAAATGTAAACGGAGCATTTACAGGATCAGGTTCAATATATGCCAATGGCATTCTAGTTGGAGAATATGAAGAAGTACTTCAAATTACTGATGATTATCATACAGGTTGGTGGTATATTGATGTTGGTTCATCATTTAATTCAACAGAGCTTACAGAGAAAAATGCAAATCTAGTAATACAAAATATTACACTAGAAGGTAATGTAGTTAACGATCCTTATTTTAGTAATATTTTAGATACTAAACAACTACAAAATATTCTTAATCCAACTAAAGTTTCAGAGTTAGGAATACTATCTCATACACAAGGACAAAGTAATGTACAAGTGCTTGATAGCAAGTGGTGGATTAGAACACCGTTAGAACACGGAAACAGTATTAGTGTAGGTGACAAGACAAGAGTTTGGTTAAATGATATTCGTCTTAACGGAGTAGTGCAAGATCCAACTGCTATTGGATTAACATCAACTTATATTAATGATACAGAGCATACTGTAATTGATGTATGGAATGGTTATGTAGAAGTTAGATTAACAAACTTTGATTTGAACGGTGATCCGTTTATTCCAAATGTTGGCGATACATTAACAGATACTGCAACAGGTTCAACAGCTGAAATTGCATACATTGAAAGATCATTTGCTACAGCAAAAATTTATGTTAAAAATAGAAACGGCACTTGGGCAGTAGGATCAGACTTTGGTACAAATTCAAATGCAACATTTATTGAAAATGATTCAACTGTAAGAACTATGGGTCCTATTAATTCAGCACAAATGGAAAATAGTGTTTCAGGACCATTATTAATATTAGATACAGCAACAAACATTCCTGTAGTAGTAGGCGGCGCAAATTATCTAAGAGATTTAGAGTACTGGATTTATTCTTCTAACACTATTGAAGGTATTACAGATACTGCTAATCCTCCATCAAGTCTTAACTTAGATTGGACAAGAGTATATAATCTTCCTGTAGTTCCAGAGGGTTACGGTACAGGATTAAGTGAGCAAGGCACATTTGCAATCTACGAAATTAAAGGTGTTACATATAGTCTTATTAATTACTTTACAGTTCCTAATAGTGCAGACAACAGACAGCTAGGAACAAAATTAAGATTTGTACAACCAGATTCAGATAGTTACAAACTTTACATTCATGCCCAAGGTGATGGATCAGAAGATAATCAAGGTAGAATATATTTTGTAAATAAAAATTCTACAGAAGACTGGGCATTATCTGTACAAAAGAACTACAGAGGAAACTTTAAAAGTTCTGAAACTTATTTTGAAAATGAATATGTTAGATTTGGTGAAACAGTATATAAAGCAAATACTAATTTAATTCCAGGAACATTTAATGTTAGTCAATGGACTGCACAAACAACCGGACTAGATTTATTAGGATATGTACCTAACGATACAAACTTCTCGTTAGTTGAAAGTACACTTGATCAAAACAATCTTGAAGCATTTGGTACAGACTTTGACGTCAACGATAATGGTCAAGTATTAGTTGCTAATTCAATGTATACAAGTGTATATGAAATTGAATCAGGAGATGTTACGTTAGGTTTAGATAGTAGTATTGCAAATAGAAAAGTTGTAGTATATAGACTTACTGGTTCAAGTTATGAATATTCACAAATACTAGAACCGTTTAATCAAACAGAAGACTTTGGTACTACTATTGCAGTTTCAGCTGATGGTACTAAAATTGCTATTGGCGCCCCATTAAATAGCGAAATAGAATCTAATGCTGGCGCAGTATACATTTATACACAAAACGGAACAACATTTAGTTATAGTCAAACTATTCGACCTGCAACAATTAAACCTAATTCGCAATTTGGATCTAAATTAGATTTTGATGGCAATACTCTTGCAGTTACATCAAGAGGTGGAGATATTATTACATCAACAACATTTGATGCTAACAGTACTTCATTAGATAATGCTTCAACAACATTTAAAATTATTGACAGCGGAAGTGGAGTTGTAAGTTTATATGAAACAGTTAATAATACTTTGCTATATAGTCAAGACTTTGCTTATGATTTAGATACACAAGACTTTGGTAGTAGGATGCTTGTAAGTAATAACCATGTTTATATTGGGTTACCTAAACAGCAAGTACCAAACAGTAGTATAGTTGACAAAGGTATGGTTGCAGAATATAGAAAACCAGTAAACACAACATCTTGGGCAATTACAAGACAACCAGTATTACCAGCAGATACTAGTAAGTTTAAAGGTGTGTATTTGTACAATGTAAAAGATAATAGTTTACAGACATACTTAGATTACATTGATCCTATCCAAGGCAAAATTGCAGGACCTGCAGAACAAGAATTAACTTTTAAAACAAGTTATGATCCAGCAAGATATTCAAATACTACAACTGCTTCTGGTATAACTGCTCACACTTTAGATTACACAAGTGATAAATGGATTGGTAAGTTATGGTGGGATATTGATAGTGCTAGATTCATTAATCATCATCAAGGTGATATTACAGAAGCAACTGCTACCTTTAATAAACTTTTCCCTGGAACAACAGTAGATGTTTACGAATGGGTAGAATCAACATTATTACCAAGTCAATGGGACGAACAAACCGGTGACGAAACTGCACTTAATCAAGGTATCAGCGGAACTACATTATATGGTGACGGAGCATACAGTGTCAGAAGAAAATTTGATACAGTATCACAAACATTTACAACTTATTATTACTATTGGGTATTAGACAAAGCAACAATTCCAAATGTAGAAAATAGATCACTAAGTGCATCTAATGTAACAAGATTAATTACAGATCCAGCAGGTTTGGGTTATAAATTTGTTGCTATGTTAGGATCTAATAGATATGCACTACATAACTGCGAATCTTTCATTAATGATAGAGATACTGCAATTAGTTTCAATTGGTGGACAATCGAAAATCAACAACAACAAACACATCTTCAGTATCAGCTAGTAACTGACGGATTAGATACAAGTGTACCTAATAATGAAATTGAACAAAAATGGTTTGATAGTTTAGTTGGATTTGATAGGAATGACAGACCAGTACCAGATATTAGTTTACCAGTTAAAGAAAAATATGGTGCATTAAATGAACCAAGACAAAGTTGGTTTGTAAATAGAACAGAAGCACGTAAGCAGTTTGTTGAAAGAACAAATAAATCTCTAAGCAAGCATTTAATTGTCGATGATTTTGATTTAACTAAATTAACAGGGTCTGATCCTCAGCCTACACTAGCAACAGGATTGTATGACACAACATCAGATAGTTATGCTGAAATAGGTTTTGTTAGTGTTGCTAGAGTTAAACCTGCTAGTATAACATTAGAAGTTGAAAACGGTGTAATCATTAATGTGTTAATTAATGAAGCTGGTGCAGGATATATTAATGTTCCTACATACAAAATTACAGACACAGGCGGAAGCGGCGGAGTATTAGAATTTACACTTGATGCCAACGGCTCAATATCAAACGTTACTATTGTTAACGGCGGTAGAGATTATACAAGTAGTGTAGCAGTTACTATTAGAAAATTTGCAGTACTTGTTAAGAGTGATGAAACTATTGGCGGCAAATGGAGCGTGTATCACTGGGATGGCGCAGAATATTTAAGAACACTGACCCAAAGTTACGATATTAATTTATATTGGAATTATATAGATTGGTATTCACCGGGTTACAATCAGTTTACATTTGTAAACCATACTATTGATTCTAGTTACGAAATTTATGCACTTGATGATCAAATTGATGATATTATTAAAATTAATAATGTTGGTACAGGCGGTTGGCTATTACTAAGAAAAATTAGTAATGCAGATACACAAGATTACACATTAAGTTATCAAACTATTGGTAGAGAAAATGGAACTATTGCATTTAAAAATAGTCTCTATGATGTTAATGCAAGTAATACAGCATTTGATGGTGCAAGTTTTGATAAAATATTTTATGATACAGAACCAAATACAGAATTTAGAAAAATACTTGAAATTTTAAAATCAGATATTTTCGTAGATAATCTTGCAATTTATTGGAATGAATTATTCTTTGCAGGTATACGTTATGTGTTCTCAGAACAACCAAATGTTGATTGGGTATTTAAGACAAGTTTTGTAAAAGCAAAACATAATATTGGTGAGTTACAACAAAAAGTTACCTTCCAAAATGATAGTTTACCTAGTTATCAACAATACGTTGAGGAAATGAAACCTTATAAGACTAAAATTAGAGAATATTTAAGTTCTTATGAAAAGATTGATCCAGCAAGTAATGTTATAACAGATTTTGATCTTTCACCTTTCTATAGCGATTCAGAAGGAAAGATTATACCACAAGATGTTAAAATTATTAATGGTGAAATTTCTGTAGGTGATGCAAATGTTTTAACATACCCAGGTAAACATTGGATTGATACTGTTGGCTTTGAAATTGTATCGTTTAACATTGCTGATGCAGGACAGGGATATACTGTTCCACCTAAGATTATTATTAGTGGCGGTAGCGGCACAGGAGCAACAGCAGAAGCATTTATTGGTACTAACGGCAAAGTAACAAGTGTTAAAGTTACAAATTCAGGTAGTGGTTACTTAACAAGTCCTACTATACAAATTGTAGGGTCATTTGGAGATACTGGTACAGTTGCTAGACTAAGTCCTGTACTTGGCAAAGGTAAAGCAAGATCAGCACATATTAGATGTAAGTTTGATAGAGTTACAGGAACTTACTTGTTCCAAACACTTGCCGAAACTGAAACATTTACTTCAACAATTGATCAACAGATATTTAATTTAAAATGGCCAGTACAACTAAAAGCGACTGAAATTAAAGTTACAGTTGATGGACTAGAAGCATTGCGTAGTGAATATGCATTTAGTAATGTTGAAGATACTACTAAAGGTTATACACGAACTTCAGGACGTATTACATTTACTAATGCACTTGCAGTAAACAAAACAGTTGTTGTTACATATAATAAAGCACCTGAACTACTACAAGCACAAGATAGAATTAATTTGTACTATAATCCAACTACTGGAATGTACGGAAACGATCTTGGACAGTTAATGGAAGGTATTGACTACGGCGGAGTTGAAGTAAGTAGCTTTGATTTTGGTACAGGTACTGGATGGGATTCAGACGAATGGTTCACAACAACTTATGACACATTTGATACAACGTTTGAAGATGAAATTTTCCAAATTGGCGATGATAGTACACGAGTATTAAATTTTGCTAGTCCGTTAGTTTCAGGAACTGTTTACAATGTTTATAAAAACGGTGTAAGAATTGATGATCCTAACTACGGAACAGCAAGTCAAAAAAATGTCAACGCTAAGATGACAAGTATTACAGGTGCAAATCAAACTGGAGTTGCATTGTATGATGATGCTGATGATTTAGCATCTGACATAATTGTATTTGACGAAGATATTATTTCAACTGGTCCAGGAGATATACTAGTATTTAGAAAAACTACTTCAGACGGAGCGTTTTTACCAGATCCAAGATCTTATGATACTGTACTAACAGGCGGCGACCTAGCATTTAGTACAGCAAAAGGTATCAACCCAGAAGAAATTATTATTGATGGTGATGACTTTATAAGTCCAACAACATCAAAAGGTCCTGAGGAACAAGTTCCAGGGCAGGTGCTAGACACAGTAAACATTAGAGTATTCCACAGACCAAAAGACGGCGGCAGTATATTATCAAGTAACTCCTACAGAACAGATGGTATAGTAGGATCGTATAACTTTGGTATACAGCCACAGAACAGAGATGGTTTGATTGTTAAAGTTAATGATATAATACAATCACAATCTTTATATAAAGTAGACTACAGATTAAAAACAGTTACATTCAACACAATACCTAATGTAAACCAAGATATTAATATTTTATCAATCAGCGGCAACGGTAAAAATGCATTAGAGCAAAATGAATTTATAGGTGACGGCAGTACACTTGCTTATATAACTAAAGTACATTATGATAAGAAACTAGATTATTATGCTACTGTTAACGGTGAAGCAGTTGAATCTGTACTAACATCAAGTGGTGACAGTACAGACAAAGATCCAAAAGCAATGATTGTATTTGGTAGTCCTCCACCAGACAATAGTATAATCAATTACGCAATTTACACAGCAGTAGATTCATTTAGTAAAATTGAAACAACAGAATTTACTGGTGACGGAAGTACTAAAGTATTTGATCTAGCAACAACTCCTTATAGTGCATTACCTAACAGTCATAATGTAATTGTTAAGCAAGGAAATAAAATTTTAAATCCTGGATATAGCCAGCAGTTTGCAGTAACAGCATCGGCAAGAGAATATTTCTTAGAAATATGGCAAACACCAATTGGTAGTTTTGATAACACAGACTTGTTAGTATTACTTAATGGCAAGGCACTTACTATTGCAGTTGAATATAACATACGTCCTGCAAACAGTAGTGTTATACTTGAACCAGGCATTGGAGCTGAAGGCGATATTTTAGAAGTTTACTTGCGTACTGACGGCGAATATGCGTTTGGCGATGTGCAAGTTATTAACAATCAAACTTCTTGGGTAGACAGCGGATCAAATTTACAGTTGACTACTGCACCAGCAGATGGCGAAAAACTTACAGTTTATACATTTAATAAACATGACAGTATGGATTTTGAAAGACAGAATTTTGATATTGTTGCAAGAAGTGTAATTGCTGTAGGTACAGAAGATCATATACAGTTTAATCATATTAAAGCAGGATTAGTAAAATTAAGATATCCAGCAATTGATGCACAATATGTTTGGTTAACTATTAATGGTATACTACAAACACCAAGTGTTGATTATAAATTAACAGATGATAGAAACTTTGTAAAATATAACGGTTCATTTGCAGATGATGATGTAATTGAAGTTATACAATTTAGTGCTACTGGAGAAATTACTCCTAAGTTTGGATTTAGTCAGTTTAAAGATATTTTAAACAGAAACATTTATAAGCGACTTGGTGATGTTGCACCATTAAAACTTGCAAAAGATTTAGCAACACTTGATAAAGAAATATTCTTAGACGATGCAAGCAAACTAAGTCAACCTGATAAGAACAGTAGTATTCCGGGTATTTTGTTTATTAATGGTGAACGTATTGAATATTTGATTAAACAAGGTAATGTGTTACGTCAAATACAAAGAGGAACACTAGGAACTGGTGTTGCAAGTATACACGAAGCAGGTAGCGATGTATACAATCAAGGACCAATGCAAACAGCACCTTATATGGATCAAACTATTGTAGATGAACAAGTAGGTGACGGCTCAACAACAGTATTTCCACTAGCATTTACTCCTAACAGTGTAAATGAGTTTGAAGTATTTGTTGCAGGCAAACGATTGCGTAAAAATGCAATACAACAGTTTAATCCAACATTAGATCAAGACTCACCCGAAGCTGATGAAACAGCACCAGCAGAGTTTTCAGTAGATGGCACAACAGCAAGTGTAATTCTGTTAAATACACCAGCAGTGAATGCTAACATAAAAATTGTCAGAAGACAAGGAAAACGCTGGACAGACCCAGGAATTTCACTTAATGATGCGGAAAGTTTGGTAGCACGTTTCTTTAAGGCGGAAAAGGTGGAGCTACCCAAATAAATACAGTATAGGACAAAGGTATGATTGATAACATAAAAGAAGAAAACGGAGTAATGCTCCAAGGACATATTAAAATTTCTAACCCTGAAACGGGCGAAGTTATAGTCGATAAACGTAATGCTATCCACTATGAGAACATGAGTATATCACTTGCAGAAAGTTTAGCTAATGCAGGACAAGGTACCATTTATCAAATGGCGTTTGGCAACGGAGGAACTAGTATTGACCCAACTGGAATTATTACATACCTAACACCTAACAGTACAGGTACTAATGCTAGTCTTTATAATCAAACGTTTATTAAAGTTGTTGACGACAGAAGTGTTAATAACACAGATCCTGCAAGAAACAAGATTGAATCAAGACACGTAAGTGGTACTAACTATACAGATATTGTTGTTAGTTGTTTGCTTGATTACGGTGAACCTTCAGGACAAGATGCTATTGACAATGCAACTAATGCTGATAGTTTATATGTATTTGATGAATTAGGATTAGTAAGTTACCTACCATCGGGACAAGGTAGACTGTTAACACATGTAATTTTCCACCCAGTACAAAAGAGTTTGAATAGACTTATTCAAATTGATTATACTGTGCGTGTACAAAGTTTATCGGGGTTTAACGAATAATGGCATATACAATTAACTACTCAGACACGAATAAGGGAACTATCTCAATTGAAGATAGTACAATTAATCAGCAAACAAGTCTAGATATTCCTGGACGTAACACTACTAGTTATGGGTCAGTTATTGCCGAAAACTTCTTAAAGCAATTAGAAAACTTTGCTAATACAACAGCACCAAGGAATCCAATACAAGGACAGTTATGGTACGATAGCTCAACAGGAGTTGACACACTTAAACTATACGACGGTACAGGTTGGGTTAATGCAAGTGGACTTAAAAAAGGAAACACAGCACCAGATGTTGCTAATGCACTACAAGGTGACCTTTGGTCAGATACTGATAATAATCAGTTGTACATTTTTACAGGTAGTGGATGGACACTAGTTGGACCAGAATATAGTGATGGTTTGCTAACAGGTGCAAAGCCTGTTGTAGTAACAGGTAAAGACGAAGTACTTTATACTATCCTACAACTTGAAGTAGGCGGTAATCCTATTGCAATTTATTCAACAAGAACATTCCAGCCAAAAAGTACTATTCCAGGATTTACAATTATTCAACCTGGACTAAACTTATCTACAGCAAACATCGGCGGCGATGGTATAGCCAAGTATTTAGGTACAAGCGAAAAAGCAGAAAATTTAGTTGTTGCTGGCGCAAGTGTTGCGGCAAGTAACTTTTTAAGATCAGACGTAGCAAGTACTTCTTCACAAAAATTAACAATTAGTAACAACCAAGGTATACAGGTTGGACAGGATGCTATTGTTACATTTGATGTGCAAGGTACATCAGGTGTTGTTACTAACCTAACATCAGGTGCACCAATTGACTTTAAGGTTAATAACTTAGGTGTACAAGCAAATGTAATTAGAATTGACTCAACTGAAAAAGTTGGTATTAACACACTATCACCTGCAGAAGCACTAGACGTAGCAGGATCAATACAAACAAGTGCAAACTTAATTGTACAAGGTACAACAGATAGTGCAAGTATTGGAACTGGTGCTGTTAAAATTAGTGGCGGTGTTGGTATTGCTAAGAAACTATTTGTAGGCACAGATTTAAGTGTTGCAGGATCAAGCACAGTAGGTGCAGTAGCACCACTTGCAACACAACAATATTCTTTAGGTACAAGCGACAAGCGTTGGTCAGCAGTACATGCAGTTGAATTTAGAGGTAACTTAATTGGTAACATTACAGGTACAGTTACAGGTGGCGCGGCAAACGCCAACAAACTTACAAGTGCATCAACATTTGAACTAACAGGAGATGTAAGTTCTAATCAAATTACATTTGATGGCCAAATTGGCGGAACTACAAAAACATTTAATACAGCAATTAGTAATACGTTTATTGCTAACAAAACACTTGCTACAACACCTAACACAGATGATGAGATTATTATCAACAGAATTTCAGGTGATGACACAGGTGTGTTTAAGATTTCACAAGCGGCACTAGTTAGTAGTGTTCCTGTTATACCAGTTGGAACTATTGTACCATTTGGTGGAGTTAACACTCCAGCAGGTTGGGTATTGTGTGATGGTACAGAAGTTAGAATTGCTGATTACTTGAGTTTATACAATGCTATACAATATCAATTTAAAGACCAAAGCCAGGTTACCTCAGGATTTTTTGGACTACCAGACTTTAGAGGTAGATTTGCATTAGGTGCTGACAACATGGGTGGGTCAAGTGCTAACAGAGTATCAGATGTTAATGCTGATACAGTTGGTCTTGGTTCGGGTGTTGAAAGTAGAGCAATTGATGTTAAAAACTTACCAGAACACGAACATGATTTAAGATCACCAAAAGGTGCTCAGTTCTATGTTATACTAGATGATAGTGGAGCACAACAAGATGCTGATACTATTCCATACGATGCACCAACAGGTTCAGGCGCAGGTCAAGCAAGAACTTCAAGTGGTGGATTACTTAACAGAAGAAATATTGTTTATAATAGTAATACAGGATTAGAAGAATTTGAAACGTTTGATATTACAGAACTAGGAACTCCGTATAATGTTATGAACCCGTTCTTAACAGTCAAATATATTATCTATACAGGAGTAGGGGGCTAATATGGCATATCAAATTAATAAGACTAGCGGTGCATTACTTGTTAACCTAGCAGATGGGCAGATTGATGTAGCAACTACTGATATTACACTAATTGGTAAAAACTATACAGGGTTTGGTGAAAGCATAAACGAAAACTTTGTTAAAATGTTAGAAAATTTTGCAAATGTTTCTTCTCCAGCTAATCCGCTTGCAGGACAAATTTGGTGGGATACATCAAATAGTAGATTAAAAGTTTATACAGGCACTGACTGGACTACAGGCGGTGGACCAATTGTACAGCCTACACAACCAACAATGGTTGCAGGCGATATGTGGATTAATAACGATGCAAATCAGCTTTACTTCTTTGACGGTACAGACTTAGAACTAGCAGGACCAATTTATAATGCGTTCCAAGGTAAGTCAGGACCCGAAGTAATCACAGTGCTTGACCAAACAGGTACAAGCAGAACTATTGTAAAATATTGGGTAGGCGGCACATTTGTAGGCTTATGGAGTAAGGTTGCATTTATACCACAAAACGTAGACACTATTCCAGGATTTACAGGTGATGTTGTTAAAGGCTTTAATGTTGTTGATGCAGACTTTATTTTTGCTGGCACGGCATCAAGAACATCAGCACTAGTTGATAGTAATAATGTAGCAAGAACAGCGGCACAGTTCCTTGCTAGTGACTCAGATGATGCAACATCTGGTGCGTTAACAGTTAGAAATAACAATGGACTTACAGTAGGACTAACAGATAACAATGTTGTAAAAGTAACATCAGAAGGTGTTGTGAACGAAAACAACGTTAGTAACCAAAATTACATATTTAGAATGACCACAAGTAGTGGTAAGACTGATGCAATGACAATTGATTCTACTAATAGTAGAATTGGTATCTATAACACAAGTCCAACACAAACATTAGATGTTGGCGGCAATATGCGTGTTGCAGGAGACCTAATTGTTGATGGTGATACTACTAGTATTGATGTACAAACATTATTGGTAAGAGATAAGAGTATTGAACTTGCAAAAGGTGACGACAGTACATTATTAGATGACGCAGGAGTTGATGAAGCAGGATTTACAATAGCATCGTCAAACGGTACTAAAGAATTTTTATGGCGTAATGCAACAAATGCATTTACATCAAATGTAAGTCTTAACCTAACAGGTGGAAGTTCACTTAAATTTAATGGTGTTGATATTATTACAGGATCAGCAGGTGTTGGTATTACAAGTATTGGTGCGTTAACATCAGCTAACATCGGTAGTTTTAGTTTTACAGGCGGTAACAACCTAACTACAACAACAGTTGATGGCAGTGGTAATGGTATAAACTTAACTGCGGCTGGTAATATTAACCTTGTAACACCAAGACAGATTAGAAATGTTAGTGATCCTACAGCAGATCAAGACGTTGCTACTAAAGCATATGTTGATAGTAGTATTAATTTAGAAGTATTAGCACTAGCATTAGACGTTACAGGGCTAGGAACAGCAGGCACATTACAACAGCATACAAATATTGCTACAATTTTGAATGATATTGCACCTGCAAGTACAAAGCAAGACGGTACAGAAGCTAGAATTCACTGTACAACCACTACAGGTGCTACAGCAACGCTAACTGGATCAGCTTTGAACACAGCATTTAACGAAAGTACTGTACTAGTACAACAAAAAGACAACGGCGGCAACGATGATGGGTCGGTAAGTGTTATCCAAAGTGCTACATTTAATGATGCAACTGGTAATATTTCATCTACAGTAACACGAACACTAAAATTATTTAGAATAAGTTCAGGAGCATGGGGTTATGTGCAAGACCTTACTCCGGGCAGTTTGGTATAAATACATATAACACAATTAGGGGTTTATAAATGGCATACGTAATAAATTTAACAAATGGAGGGTCGTTAGTAACGGTTGAAGACGGCACCATTGACCAGAGTACTTCACTTAAATTAGTAGGTAAGAACTATGCTGGCTATGGTGAGATACAGAACGAAAACTTTATCCATTTGCTAGAAAGTTTTTCTAGCGGAAATCAACCAGCAGGTCCAATAAGCGGCCAAGTTTGGTTTGATAGTTCATTAAAAAAATTAAAGTTCTATGACGGAACTAAGTTTAGAACAACAGGTGGAGCGGAAATATCCACAACACAACCAGTAGGATTAACAACAGGTGATTTTTGGTGGGATACTAGCAACAATCAATTATATGCACAAAATGCAGATGGTGGATTTGTCCTAATTGGTCCACAATCAATTGGTGAAACAGT